TTGGAGCAGTATTTGCAAGTCAAGCACTCGCAAATGAGGATGCGCCAATTACAGGAACAGTAGAATCCAAGTGTGTGATTTTTACTGAAGCGCAAGGCGTATATGGCACACCACTTGCAAGCAGACTTTCTACTGCTGCGGCAGATGGTGGTGTTCAGCCAATCATTCGTTATGACGTAGCGCTTGCTGATGCGTTTAAAGGAAAAATAACATTTCCAAGTGAATTTTCAAGTTCGCCAAGTCTAACAGATACCATAGCATTCACAGGAAACGTTGAAGTTCATAGTGTATCTGATACTGGAATGGCGGACTATGACACTAACAAAATAACATTCAACAACACTCACGAATATGATTTGACGGTTGCTGGTACAACTAAGTTCAAAATCTCTTCACAGGTAGACTATGGTAACAGTAAGGCTTTCCCTGCTGGTACATATACGTCACTTGTAACTGCGGAGTGTATCGCAAAGTAAGGTATGACATTATGAGATTTGTAGTTTTAGCAGCAGCGTTATTGTTTTCTTTTAGCGCTGCTGCTCATGAGATGACACCTGCATATTTGAAGATAACGTCTTCTGAAGTGACAGATGTTTATGCAACAGAGATTAATATGCTCAACAGAAGAAGTGATGTTGATTACTATCAAATATCTGTATTCGACGGCGAATGGAACAGGCTTCCATTTGCATCGTTTCAACGACTATTCAAACTTCCTTATTCAAAAAGAAAATCAATCAAGATATATTTTCAAAAAGAAGTTGCTAATAAAGTCGTATATGTTTGTACAAAATCTAAGTTATATAAGGGAGCAGGTACATTCGTATCCTCAAGAATATGCTCTAAAGTGAAACGATGAAATACATTATAATTATAGCATTGTTCGCATTGCTATTCAGCTTTAATGCATATGGTCAATCTTTGAACTTGAGTATTCCAAGTGCGCCAAGCAACTTCGGAAGTGATAGATTTCGTGCTGGTGATTTAGATTGTCAAAACTCTATTGGCTCTGCAACAAATCTTGAGTTTGGTGTTACAGGCATTCAAAGAGGTGACCCACAATTTGAAAACAGTTCGCCAGATGTAGGTGTGTATGCTAGAATTGTTGTACCGCTTGGAGCAAGACCAAAATCAAGAATAAACTGTAATACTCTCTATCAACTAGAACTATCAAAGAAACGATTAGAAATACTCAGACTTGAGAGAGAACTCAACCAACTAAAAGCATTGCAGTTTGAGGACTAGGAGAGAATAATGGCAGAAGTAGAAGTTGCTGGTATGAAGTTGAAAGGGGGCAAGATGATGGTCCTCTTTACAGTACTATCTACTCTTGCGGGTGGTCTATGGGCTGGCTTTGAGTTCTATAAAGACTACATGGACATGAAAGAGATTGTTGAGAATATCGATATACAAGCCATCAAAGCAGACAACGCCCTTGTAGTAACAAAACTAGAAGAGGCGATAGATTATACCAGAGATATTAAACAAGGGTTGAAAGACGATATCATTCGTATGGAAAAGGTAACGGATGATACCAATCGTAGAATGAAAGTTCTTCAGAGAGATATCGACCTTCGTATGAGAGAACTGTCAGACCTTTCTCGTGAGTCTGAGAAGGATGCTAGAGACACTATGCGTGAAACAGAGGACCGCATAGACACTAAGATGGAAAAGCTAGATGCGAGTCTAAGAAAGACCCTTCAAGAAGCGCTTGATAACCCTCTAACAAAATAAATTTAAAAAAGTTTTGTTTTAAGTAAGTTTTTCGTATAAATAGATCACTAGGGTGCGTGTTAGTGTATTCAAAGGAGTACAAGAGGCAAGTGTTAAGATCAAGTCGATCCAAAGCAAGGAAAAGTCGTTGTCGCCCATATGGGCCGCTGGGGTTGCGTTCGACCACGTTACTAGGGAAATAAAGCCGCTTCTTACGAGGCGGCTTTTTTTATGACCTCATCAAACGTGGCTTTGAAGTCCTCGTAAGTAAATAATTCTCCTGATAGAATGGATTGTATCCAAACATCAAATTCTATCATATTTGATATAGGGTATCCATCAAGAGAATTATCAGGATTTGCCATCGCTATATCAGTAAATTTTTGTATTTTTGCTTTGTTTACCATTTTAATTCTTCCTCAACTGCATAGTGGTGTCTACCAAATTTACCATCCAACGTATATATGAGCGTTGGAATTTTATGATCTAATATGCATTCTTGACAACCAGCGCATGGCTTAGATAAACCAAACAGCATACTTTTATCGTCGTCTTTCTTCACTCGACACACATAGATACTGCACTTTTTTAGAGTGTCAACGTCAATAATCTTGAGTGCATTGTAGATAGCATTAGTTTCAGCGTGCCAGAAGATTGCTTCATCATTCTTTGAATATTTAGCTTGAAAAGGATGACTCTTCATGTGACTAGTGCCGAAAGAAACTATCTTATTTTTATAGACAATAGCAGCAACGTGGCGAAATCTCTCATCCGCAAGATCAAGTGCGGCAGGCTTCAATATGTTAAAAACTTCACTATGTTTCATAACGAATAACCTATTCAGATTTCTTTAAGTTCAACTTCTGACAAATACTGACCCAATGAATAGGTAAAGAACTTGGGCGTTGCGCCTTCAAATCCCTTACCAAGATTTAATCCTCGACACACATCATTTGCTTGCTTTCTACTCTTGTATGTGTTTATAGTCACATCGTCTTCCATTAATACATATTTCTTATTTTTTCGTTCTATTCTATAGGGCATTACGCAAAACTAGCCTTCCATATATTTTTACCATACTTTTTAGGAAGGGTCGAGTCTTTCTCTTGTTCATCCCATCGTTCACCAAACGGACTATTGCTCATAACTGGTGTATCGTCTACCATACCATCTTGTGCTGATTGCTCTACATTGTAGAACCGCATTCTCGAACGGTCAATACCAATCACGAAACGCTTGTTCGAATTTGGATCGCCCCATCGATTTTTCAACTGCTTAATCATAATCTGACCAAGTTGTTCTAGTTCTTCAGTAGCAATCAGAGCGACCATAAAGTCAGCGGTAGCAGGCAGACCAAACGACTCAGAAGTATCTTCAAGACCAACATCAGAACTACTAAAGCCAGAACGAGTCGTTTGAGTAGCAGATACGATTGGAACATTAAACTCTACAGCAAGACCACGAAGCTCTTCAGCAATCGATTTGATTAGAGTATAAGAGTTAGCCATAGCGTTTGCTTTAATGCGGCTACTCGTACAGATATTCAGATAGTCTATGTAAATGATATCTGGTGTGATGTTCTTCTTGAGTTTTAATTCGTTTAGTAGATGGCGGAAATGACCAGAACCAGCAGATGCTGTTGGATATTCTTTTATAATCAACTTGCCTGTAGTTTTACTCTTCAGACGATTGATTTTCTTTTCAAAAACATCTTTAGGCATTGTGTGAATTTCATCAATAGATGCATCAAGTAGGTTTGCATCAATACGTTCGGCAATCCGCTCTTCAGCCATTTCCATTGTGATGTACAATACGTTCTTGCCGTGCATAAAATTACTAGCAGCAAAATGACACATCGCAAGAGATTTACCTACGCCCGTGCCAGCAAGAATGATATTGAGAGATTTACGAGGAAGACCTCCCTTCGTAACTGTATTTAGTAGGTCGATATCAAACTCAAGTCGGGCTTCTTTATGGTGATAGAACTCGTATCGCTCATCAACATTCTCAAGAAAATCGTGCCCTACACTATTGTCAAACGACACTCCCAAAGCATCTTGAAGTAGCTTGGGTATAGAACCCTTGTCTAGCTTGCTATCATTGGAATCCATAACACCAATCGATGTACGAATCGCATTGTAGAGCGCTTTGTCTTGACAGAAGGTTTCTGTCTTATCAAGCAACCAATCTTCGCTATTCTTATCATCATACGACAGTTCGTTGATTGTTTTAGAAACAACTTCAAACTGCTCTTCAGATACACTACGAGACTCTTCCAACGAAAGACGCAAAGCATCCTTCGTTGGTATAGAGTTGTAGTCTTTGATATAGGTATCAATAGTGCGATAGATTAACTTGTTCTCTAAACTATCAAAATATTCTTCTTCTAAAAACGGTAATACTTTCCTTGTATATTCTTCATTATGTAATAGACTCCCTAGAATGAGAGGTTCAATCATGTAATATTCCTTTGTTTATAATCATCCAGCAAAAACGTTATCACTACCCGTTTGCGCTTGATTAGGCACCCAACTACCATGCCCACCAGTAGCATCGCCTTTGCGATGTACTGCAATACCATTCACAAACACTGATGCGCTGCCACCTACAGCGGGATCACCACACGAAGTTGTGTCCCCTATTCTTACCGTTTTTTCGTTATTGGTATTCACATTAGGCGAGCCAGTGCTGTATGATGTTTGATGAAATGGTCCTGGTGTTGGGCTTGCATGTCCAACGTGTTGGTCTACATTCGTTCTAACTACTTCAGGCATCCATTGTTTCCTCGTCTGGTGCAAACATTGCGTGTTCTCCAATCGTATATCGACTCTTAATATACTCTGAAAAGTCAGTGGTTGTAAACATATTTGTCCAAAATTTTCCATTATCTTGAATATCTTTTGCTCGCATCTTCTCACCAACGAGTTCGCCAGTTTCACGATCTACAAGTTGATACCAACCATTTGAAGGCTTCGCTAGATAGTTCGCTTCAAGAGCAAGAGCCATCAGACCAGACCATTTGTTAATACCACCTTCCCATGTCACTGAGATTGGAATCTTAGACTTCTCTTTGATGTAGCGAGATTTCTCAACGTTGATGATGAAATGATACCCAGCAATATCAGTACCATCTTTCTCTTGTTGACGACCAATAATCCAGATGTTATCAGCAGAGTAGTAGATACCTGTGCCACCAGAAACAACTGCTTTAGGAAACATACCAATTTCCATATAGGTATGATTCACAGCAATCAATGGAATATCTTTGAGCGTAAGGTGTGGTGTTACCATACGAAACAAAGATTTCATCTGCTTTGCACGAGACATATCAGCAACTGACTTCTCGTTCATAGCATCTTCGACTTCTTTCTTAGANGCTAGATTGCCCACAGAATCGATGATGATACACACACGGTCACCTCGTTCGATGCCGTCAAGTTGCTTCATGATATCAAACTTCAGTTGCTCAACGTCCATAATAGGAGTATGAACAACACGATTCATATCAATATCAAACGATTCAAAGTAGTTTTGAGGTGTACCAAACTCAGAGTCATAGAACAATACAACTGCATCATCATACTTCTTCAGATAAGCACTTGCCATTAGCAGAGAGAATGCAGTCTTGAAATGCTTNGATGGTCCAGCAAGCACTGTAAGCCCAGGTGTTAATCCACCATCAACTCGACCAGACAATGCAACATTGACCATAGGCACCTGTGTCGGCACCATCTCTTTCTTACCATAAACTTTCGAGTTGGAAAGCGTAGCAGTAAGTTTGACTGTACTATTTTTAGTCAGTCTATCAAGTAGGCTCATAATTTATCCTCTATAGATTTCTGTCAATTTATCACGAAACTCTTCAATCTTATCTAAACGATTAGGCCAGTAAATATAACTCTTTTCTGGATTCGCTGCTAGATTGTTAAGCAACGGTAATACAGAAGAGTATAGCACATCTAAACGTTCTTGTATACCTAAAGCCTCTACAGAAGCAGAACTTTTTTCTTGTTCTAGCTTCTGTACGGCTTCAAGTTCATCTTCATCGACTGCTGTAAATCCAAAGTCAAATGAATAATCTTCTACCATATTATAGTGCTGCTACTGCGGCATTGAAAGGCCCCTGATTCACTGCTACTGCATCTTGTAGAGGGGTCAAGTTTTCAGATGTCCAATAGCCTGTCTTTGCGAGGTAGATGTTGATATGCTCAATGTTGCGAGTTAGAGCGCCAGAGTCCGTTGCATGGTCAGCAGGTGCTGCGACGACCATATTAATATGTGCTACTGATGCGAGACAGCCTGCATACACATGAGCAATCCTTGCTGCTTTCTCTTCGTCTGTCCAACCTTCAAAATCTTTATCTGCATCTGTATCTGCCATGTTTCAAATCCTTCTTGTTTGTATGTTAGCTGAATCTGCGATAGCAAGAATAATATCTGTACCCCTTCCACCTGGAAAAGCTACTACACAATCGATATCGTTCTCATCGAACATAGCGACGTTGCGTTTATATCCTGCTCTCTTACCATATTTATTATATTCTGTTTTATAGACTTTACATGGGATGTTATTTTGTTTCGCCCATTGTTGAGATAGACTATCATATCCTCTTGTGTCGCCAGTTATGATTGTGTTGATTTCCATATCTCTTAAAACCATATCGATGCGAGAAAGACTTGAATTGTCTTTCCCGCCACACACAAGCACAATCATTTATTCATGAATTCTGGATAAGCATTGCCTGTACCTTCATACATATCAGAACCGACATTTTCTTCTTTCTTGCCTACCCTAATGCCGATGGTCTTATCTAGTAGCCACCATATTACATATGACAATGTAAAAACGAAACTTCCGATAACTGCAATACCTATTACTTGAGCTAATATCGTAGCATTGGTATTAAAAATAGGCACCAATAATAGTCCAATAATACCTGCAATGCCGTGTACAGAAATAGCACCAACTGGATCGTCAATTCCCCATTTTTCAATCATAGTCATAGACAGAGGAATTAATATACCACCCAATGCACCATAAAGTATAGCAATTTCTGGACTTGGTGAATATGGATCAGCAGTAATAACTACCAATCCTGCCAGCGCACCATTGAGAGTTACATTCAGAATGACCTTCTTTGTCCAAAGTTTAGATACAATCATAGCGCCTAACAAACCACCAGCGGCTGCCATATTGGTATTAACAAAGATTTTACCTAATGCATTTGCATCGGCAATGGTAGAAAACGCTAATTGAGAACCACCATTAAAGAAGAACCAACCTAACCATAGAATCAGTGTGCCGATTGCAACAAGTGGCATATTTGAACCGGGAATATTCTTTGGCTTACCATTTTTATCATATTTGCCATCTCGTGGACCAATTATAATAACAGCAGCAAGAGCAGCGAATGCGCCAGCCATATGAACAATACCAGAACCAGCAAAGTCGAAGAACCCTAGTTTACTTAGAAACCCACCACCCCATGTCCAAGAACCTTCTAGAGGATAAATTATAGCAGCGAAAATAGCTGAGAAGATTAAAAATGACCAAAGTTTTTTGCGCTCGGCAACTGCTCCTGATACAATAGACATTGCAGTTGCAACGAATACCATCTGGAAAAATACATCGGCGTATACGGAATGTGTTCCTGGCTCATTCCATCCGTACATAATACCGTAACCACATAACAAGAATGCAATGCTAGCTACTGAGAATAATGCCACATTTTTAGTTAAAATTTCTGTTACATTCTTAGTTCTTACTGAACCTGCTTCGAGTGCAGTAAATCCTGCTGCCATCCACATTACCATTGCGCCCGATATTAAGAAAAACATCGTATTTACTGCGTAACTTAATTCATGCATTTTATATTTACCTTCTAAATTATATTCAACTTCAATTAAATATTACATTAATCATATTAGTATCCATTCGGAATGATAACATAATGAATCATCAGAACGATACCGACGCTAACGCCGAGACCAATCATCATCTTCATAAAGTCTTTTGTAACAAGTGGAAACACTTGCTTCATCTTTGTATTATGAACCGTTGCGATTGCAAGTTCACGACCAGTCAATAGACCAACAAAGACCCAAGTAGTAGACATTGGAATGTTATTGAGTTCCTTGAAGAAGTATAGAACAACGAAGTATGCTAGGTCAATCAGACAAGCACTTCGAATATACTTAGTCGAAGTCTTTTCAATAACAATCTTCTGAATCCTACCACCACGCTCTCGGAACATCCAGCCAAGCCCAGCAACGAAGATAACGCTAATAACAAGCATCATATCGACAGGAACTTCACGAGGCAAGAACACAGCGATGTTAGCCATATCGTGAGACAACCAAGTCCACCACAGAAGACCTGTAGTACACCACTGCGCTACTCTCCAATATGGGCGAGACCAGTGATTACCAATAGACTTTCTTTCGTCAATCGCTCGGCTAATCAGATGCCACAGTAGATACGCTGCTACTGCTGCTACAGCATAACCCATAATCGACTTCATCAACATCTTTTCTAAAACAAAAGTAGATGCAAATGCAGAGAGTACGAGGAATGATGTTGATACTGGAACACCAATACGAGTCAGACATAGTAGAATGGCTGGTGCTACTGCATGATACCATTGTATCTCTTGAAAGGGAATCTTTGTGAGACGTTCATATGAAATGTCTCCTCCATTGATATGCCAACCATACCAGAGAGTTGCAAGCAATACAACTGAGGCCGAACCCCATAAAATTTTCCAATCAAATCTTTCATTGTTGGAAGCAATCCATGTTCCAAGCGTTTGAACAGAGTCGTTAGCTATAACTGAATAAGCAGCAAAAAGAAATCCGACTGCCATCCAGAGAGTTAGTTGATCCATAATGTATTATTCTCCATTGTGTGAAATAGTAGAAGAGATTTCTCCCTCCTACTATCTATTCAAATATTCACTGTTGTAATGAAAGTTTAATATTTTACTTGATTTTCACTTTGCGAGGCTTTTGCTCGTCTGGAATAATATCTTCCAACCAGACTTTGAGCATACCATTTACCATCTCAGCACTCATTACTTCGACGGTTTCAG